TATGGCGACGATATACAACCTTGAAGAAGGTAATTTGAGGATTACCAGTTAAATAAACATCCTGTGCTCCATAAGCTACTAATTGAAGAAGACCACCACCCATTTACGCTATATTCTTTATACTATTAGAGGAGAAAAAAATATGAATTAAATGTATGTGTTAATATATTTATTATATAAAAATTAATATTAATAATTCTATTATAAGATGTTCAAAGAAAAATCATCAAAAAAAAAATATATTTCTGACAACAATGAGGTTTTTACACTAGATGCAATGCATAATAATATTATAAAGAAATTTGAGATTACAAATAAAGACAAAGAAAACTACAAAATATTATTGGGCGACTTTGAAGTTCAATCAAACCTTATTATGGAGAATATTGAAATATTGAAAAATATACAAGATAAGGAGTATATAAATAATCTATGGAGTAGCAATATTATTATAAGAGAGAAAATTATTGAGCTTAAGAATAATATTAAAGAGTTAGAAACATATAATGAAGTAGAATATTATAAAAATACAAGTTATATCTTATTTCAATATTACGATACAGTCGAAAAGCAATCAAATATAAGTAACACGCATGCATCTATATCCAATGGTGTATGTATTTCTTCAAGTGAATTATTAAGCAGGCAACCAAAGATATATAAAAATGATTCGAAGAAAAAACGTTCATCTGTTTCTGCAACCACAATTAATGTTCTAGATGCGCTTAATAATTTAAATATAGAAACGAATACAGCGAATAATGCACCGAATAATGCTGATAATGCAGATAATGCTGATAATGCTGATAATGCAGATAATGCTGATAATGCAGATAATGCACCGAATAATGCACCGAATAATGCACATAATAATGCACCGAATAATGCTGATAATGCATATATGAAGGATACAGTTATTGATAAAAGTTCTCTTGTTGATAAATACATGTCTATAATAAATAAGAAATATGTTCGAAATGTCGAAGATGAAGACATCGAAATATGTAAGAATTGCAAGAATCAAATGACTTGTTTACAACATGACGCAATAATTATTTGTAATATTTGCGGGTACCAAGAATTACTTCTTGTTGAACAGAATAGGCCTATTTTAAAGCAAAATACAAAGGATACATCACATTTTAGTTATAAACGTATTAATCATTTTAGAGAATGGTGTAACCAAGTTCAAGGCAAAGAAAGCACAGATATTCCTGATGAAATATTTGAAAAAATTCTTACAGAAATAAAAAAAGAGAAAATTTTAGATACTAAAACGATTACATATAATAAAATGCGGGATATTCTTAAACGTCTCCGAATAAATAAATATTATGAGCATATAAATTATATTATTAATAGAATTAATGGTATACCTACGCCGCAATTCAGTCAAGAACTCGAAGATAAATTATGCAATATGTTTAGAAATATTCAAGCGCCATTTTTAAAACATTGCCCGAAAGACAGGAAAAACTTTTTATCGTATAGTTATGTTTTGTATAAATTTTTTCAAATATTAGGTTTAAATGAATATCTTAAATATTTCCCACTATTGAAAAGTCGCGAAAAACTATACGTTCAAGACCAGATATGGAAAAAAATATGTGGCGAACTTAATTATGAAATAATACCTTCCTTGTAATTTTACAATTTAACATTAAAACCCATTAGGGAATCCAACCATTCTAAAACCGGCACCTAAACCAACGCCTTGTCTTGCGCCTGATGAAACTGTAGGAGATAGTAAATCAAGAACAGAGAATGTGCACGCTGCTGTTAATGCAAGCATCCATATTTCACTCCAATCTAATTTATTATTAGGTAATATAAGTGCAACAAATGCAACGATGAGACCTTCGAAAGCATATTTAAGAAGTCTTATTACAACATCCCAAAAATCAACAGAATATTCCATTATATACTATTATATACTATTATTATACTATTATAATAATACAAAATATTTTTTGCATATGAAGGTTATTATGTTAATATTATAAATTAAAAAATATATAAGATTAATAATATATTATATTATTAGAAAGATATTTAAATGTCAGCAGAAGTAGAAAGTGCAAAATTAACCAGTGTTAAAGAGGTTGATTATCTTGATGAAGATAAGCCGATTAGAACACAGAACTTTGCCCTATTGTCTTTTTTAAGTCCTGAAGATGTTTTGGTTAATAAGGAAGCATATATGTTCAGCAAATTCATTACAAAGTTCAGTGAGGATATGAATGCTCTACTAGATGGTATTTCCGCAAAATATAGCGATTCAAAAGATTTTGTGGATTCGATGAAAGAGAATAATTCGTATATATTCAATCCTAAAGATATGAGCGAACAATATGGGTTTTATAAATCTATAAACAATAATGAGCTTGAATCATCATATCATCGTGATAATAATTTTGTTACATCTATCCGGGGAATTAAAGTAAGAGGTGTATTTGATACAATTGAAGAAGCAAAAAATCGCTGTGAGTTTATTAAAAAGATTGATAATAAGTTTAATATTTATATTGCACAGGTAGGTTGTTGGTGTCCTTGGTCTCCTAACCCTGAATGTTTAGAAAATCAAGAATATGCTGAAACTCAATTGAATACTCTTATGAAAGAATACAAGAAAAATATGAATGACAAAGATGTAATTTTTGAGAATAGAAAAAGTTCGCTTTTTTCAAATAATACTCCGGCGGCTGGCAACGATATTACGATTGTTGATGTTCCTCTCGCACAGACAGAAACAGATACACCGGTTGATAATGATGTAGTTACTGATGCGGTCACTGATGCGGTTGCTGATGCGGTCACTGATGCGGTCACTGATGCGGTTGCTGATGCTGTTACTGATGCTGATGCTGTTACTGATGCTGTAGCTGATGCGGTTGCTGATGCTGCAACTTCAACAGAGCCTGAAGAGATTGAAATGTCCGAAGTAAAAAAGAGTATTGAACAAATTGATGGTTGGAGCTCACAAAAACTTGGTATTCAATAATAATAATATAATTAAAATCTAATATTTTTTCTTATTTCTTAATATTAAAGAAATGAAAGCAATAGCAATATTTTTACTATTTATAGGGTCTATACTAATTATTCAAGGATATTATAGTAATAAATCAGTATGTAAGAAAGACAAGGTTATTGTTAAATATATACCTCGTAGCACTTATGAGGAACAATTAAAGCCGGAAGAAAGTTTGCAAATATTTTATAAGAGTATGTTTGAAGACATTTTCTTGTATCCTCGTTAATATTTTTATCCTTAATATTATAGTAAATGGATATATTAAAAGATATTGAAAAAAGCTTTCTAAATATTAATGTATTCGATAAAGAAACTGATAGAAAGAATGCGAAAGACCCTTTTAATAATGCGAATTCTTTAAAATTGAATGAATTAAAAAATAAAATAAGTGAATATTTCAAAAAGAAAGATGATGAAAATAATATAATTTTACAAAAAAAATTAAAGTTTGAAGATAATTATAAGTTCGCAAGGGAAAGAAATAATTATAATTATTTAATTTTTTTAGAAAAAAAGAGAGAATTATATAACACATATATAGAGTCAAAAACCCATGCAGCATTACATGATTACCTAGATTATAAAATTGAAAATTATTCTCATGTTCCAGATATATATACATATGAATATATTAACTTGGATGAAAAAGTTCCAGTTGCCGCTGCACCTATAGATAAAAATGCAATTGTATGTCCTCCAGGCAAAGTTCTAAATCCTAAAACAAAACGATGTATCAATGACAAAACAAAGAAGAAAGACGATAAGAAGGACGATAAGAAGGACGATAAGAAAGACGATAAGAAAGAGAAGAAAGAGAAAGACGATAAGAAGGAAAAGGATTGTCCTCCAGGGAAAGTTCTAAATCCTAAAACAAATAGATGTATCAAAGATGTTAATTATAAGCCATAATATGAGTATTTATTGATTAATATTTTAGAATGATTAATAATTTTCTTTTCGAACTGTGTAAATAGGAGATATTATGGACAAAGATAAGACATTTAAAATAAACTGGATTAGTTTTTTTGTGGCATTTTTATTAGGGATTTTTTATGTATATATATCATCACCACCTATAAGAAATGTTATAAAATATCCTACGCCTTATAATGCAAATAAAATAATATATTTGAATCATAATAAACAATGTTATAAATATAATGCAGAAGAAGTTAAATGCACTGACTCATCAATCGCGCAACCTATAATATAAATTATTTTGTATTATTATATAATATTTATTTTTTAAATTTTTATAGATTAGAATATAAATGAATAAAAAAAAAACTGCTCAAGTCCCTGTTACAGGGTTAAGAGTAACAATTGACAGATTATTTTATGATGAGACCGGGCAAATTATAGTAAGCGCTCTATTTGGTCTCGCATTAGCTTTATTGTTTAGACGCATATGCAAAGATAATTGTGTATTATATTCGGCACCAGATATTCAAGATATTGAAGGAAATATATTTAATTTGGAAAATACATGTTATAAGTATAAATCTTATCCGGTTAAGTGTAATTCTATAGATAAACCATTAGAACCCTATGATATTAATAAAACACCGGATAATCTCATTAGTGTTCCTGGGTTTTTTGAAAAAATATTTTCATCTACCTAATATTATATAGTTATTCGTTTCATATTTTGCACGAAAGTTTTCATTTGTTTTTGCGTTACTTGCGTTGCTCGCTTTTCTCTCTTTTCTCTCTTTTCTCTATTGCGTTCAGTTGCGTTCTTCTTGGCGCACTTGTGGAGATGAAATTTATATTCACACCAGACACAATCATCTGGTGTCTTATCCCCTTCTTTCATGACCCTTTTGCAAGCACAGCAAGGGGTAGGTGATATAGGTTCGTGTTTGTAATGAGAGGATGAGCTACTAGATTGTTTAGGTGAAGGAATATCATCTATTGTAATTTTTCTATTCGTTCGCTTGACTTGTTTAGGAGGAGAAGGAAGATCTTGTATTGTAAATTTAGTATTTGTTAGTCTGGGTTGCATTTGATGTGATAAACTAGCATTCTTTGGTGGAGACATACGAGCATTCTTTGGTGGAGACATGTTATATTTAATCTTCTTTTGCATTACTGGTTGAGGTGAAAGTTCCGCTAATGTAAATCCTCTTTTCTTTTCTTCTAGATGAACTATTTTAGCTTTTCCCTTTTTCTTTTTTTGTAATTGCAATAATTTTTTCATTGTTAATTTCTTTTTTTTCATCTTTGGCGGAGAATAAATATCTGTTATTGTAAATTTAGTTTTCATACAGCGTTCTAATTATATTATATTTTTTATTTACAAAAACTACACATATTCGCGTAATATAATTTATATTGAATATATTATATATCAATAGAAAGAACAATAATAATGTCAACACTTATAAGTTCCTTGCCTTTGAAAACACAACAAACTAATATTGAAAATAATGATATTAACGACCCCATAGTTCAAGATGTATTAAATGAGTTCCAAGACGAATTAATGAATTCAAAGCAAACAAATAAATCGCAGCAAATGTCTCCCCAGCAAATGCTGCAACAGCAACAAATGCAACAGCAAATGTTACTACAGCAGCCACCAATGATACATCAACAACCAAATTATAATTCAAGAAATAATGGTAATAAATATGATAATATATCTGCATATTTAGATACAGAAGTCGCAAAAAAGAGTTTAATATTAGTAATAATATCATTAGTAATTTATCATTCTGGTATTATTAATAATGTTTATGAAAAATTACCTGATTATTTACAAGATAATTTGAATAATTTTGATATATATATAAAATCCGCGTCATTATTTTCAGTTATATATATTTTGTATTTTTTTGAGTATATTTAATAACTAGTTCTTCTATAATCCATATTAGCATAATCATAGTTATTTTTAGCATTCATAACATTCGCAGCATTCACCGCAGCATTCGCGGCAGCATTAGCAGCAACATTAGCAACATTAGCAGTATTAGTAGTATTAGTAGAATACAAAAAATTTGAGTTATTTACATAACTTGAAAGTATATTAAAATATTTGAGGATGAAAAAGATGCAAACAAAAACCGATGTAAATATTGCAAATATCGTTATACCAAATAATAATAAATATGATAAAGGGTCATAATTTGATTTATTAATTACCACTATTGATACAACAATTATTGCATAAAATAGCACAAATAGTGAGAATATTGATATAAATAGATATTGATTTCTATAGGTTGAAGAATATGCCCATATTAATGTTCCATAAACTACTAATGTTAAAACTGAATACCCTAATATTGTAAATATTTTTTGCACAATTAGGTCATTCTCCTCATTTGAAACAAATAGTTCTTTCATTTTTGATAATCTCTTAATAATAATCTATATTTTATTATTTGGTTATAATATTAAATCATATGATAAGGATCCTAAAAATGTATTCTGTGAATCATACCCTCTAATATGTATTTTTTTATTATCTAATCCTTGAGAACCATATACATCTTCGTTATATACACCCTTTTCAACGCCATGAACCTCTTTGTTATATTCAACTGGATTAAAAATATTGGATTGTGCGGCAAGAAGGTTTTCCTCTGTAATATAAGGGACCATGCAATTATCTCCTATAGCTATATTACCTATATTATTTAATGCAATAAGTGAATTTTTTTTATCATGAACATGACTCATATTCATTATACACTTATCATCTGTTTCTACAGCTGTTTTATCATTAATAACGGCATTTGAACTATCTTTAACATTATCCTTAACATTATCCTTAACATCTGCATTTTTAATAATAAGTTCGCTTGTATATATTCTAAAATAGAGTGTCAAAAGACATATAGATAATATAAATCCAAATATATTATCAACAAGTAACAATATAATCATACATGTCAGTGCCATGTAAAATTGTATCATTAAATCCTTAAAAAGGTTTTTAAAAGGTATTTCTTTAATAATTACTATTACAGATAATAATATTAATGCTAAAACTCTTAAAGAAGTAATAATCATAATAATTTTTTAATCTTCTACTACTATAATCCATATAAAAAAATGACACTTATATATATATGTATTTAATAATTACTATTAATATTAATGTATTCTTCGATCTTGTCTAAAAACGGCTATGGAATTCTAAAGTCTGAATTAGATGAATACAAACTTGAAAGTATAAGAAAAGATTTAACGATGACGCCAAAAGTAAATTTTGATATTGGAACATCAAAATCAAAATCAAAAAATAATACTTCAACTACAGAGGAAATTACATTTAATCTATATAGTGAAAATGAAAAACGGATTTATATTCCAAGATATTATGGGTTGCAAAAGTATGGATTGCCTGCATTATGTAAATTAACAAGTGGCAAAGATATAGATATACAGTTTGTAGGTAATATTAGGGACACGCAACAAGAACCAATTGACAACTTTTTAAAAGCAGCGCGCGACCCTCTAAAAATGGGAGGTATTATTTCTGTTCCATGTGGATTTGGCAAAACTATTATGAGTTTATATATTGCGTGTCAATTAAAAAAGAAGACTATCTTTGTAAGTCACAAAGATTTCCTAAATCAACAGTTTATAGAAACTGTTAAAATATTTGCGCCTGATGCAAAGATTGGAATAATTAAACAAAGCAAGGTAGATGTCGAAGGCAAAGATTTCATTATTGCATCTCTACAATCTCTTGCAATGCGCGAGTATGATTCGAGTATTTTTGATGATATAGGATTTGTAATTATTGACGAAGTTCATCATACAGGCGCGCAAGTATTTTGCAAAGCGTTCAGGAATTTAAATAATCCTGTGATTCTTGGATTATCAGCAACATTAAATAGGAAAGATGGAATGCGACGTGTATTCGAATACTATATAGGAAAATCTGTATATACTTTGAAAAATAAGGAATTCTGCGATGTCAATGTGCAAGTCCATAAATATTTTGAAACACATATTGATTATTCAACAGTTAAACTTATGTGGAATGGGAAAGAGAATGGCGCGGGAATGATTAATAATATTTGCTCATTTATTCCAAGAACTGAATATATAATTTCAGTTCTATTAAATATTTTGAAAGAAGAACCAGAAAGACGTGTCCTTATTTTAAGCGAACGCAGAAATCAATTGAAGGATTTTGAGAAATTTATTATTGAACATAATATTGCAAATGGCAGTTATGGATATTATGTTGGAGGTATGAAGCAAGATGACCTTGCAAAATCCGCAGAAAAGCAAATAATCCTTGCAACATATCAATTGGCTTCAGAAGGTTTCAATGTTCCTTCATTAAATACAATAATATTTGCAAGCCCTATTTCAGATATTCAACAATCAATTGGGCGTATTCTTCGGGAAGTTCCTGAAAAACGTAAATATGTTCCATTGTGTATTGACATACTTGATGATTTCTCAATATTCAAACGTAAAGGTGCTTCCAGATTGAAGTTTTATAATAGTAATAAATACAAAGTATCCTATTATATTGATAATGAAAAAATAGAACACGAATGCGACGACAATAACGAAGATAATGACACAGATAATAAGAAGAAACTAAAGTTTATTGAAGATGACTAATTCTTCAAATTCTTTCAAAATATAATAATATAATAATATAGTAACGGATTTAAATATTTATTATGAAATATGAAGGTTATTATCTTGCATTTTTTGCTTTTATAGGAATAATAATAATAGTAGTATATTTCAATATACAACAACAACAAGAGTTAAGTGTAAACCTTAATAATATTAATACAAAGAATAATATTAATACTATTCGTTGTATTAAAAAAGATAATATAGATGATGACCATAATAGAATATACAAAGAATATACATCATATAAAACAACGAAAGATATAAATAATTATACTTATAATATAAATAATATTGATTTCGACAAAGATATTGTTATTGATAATAATAATAAACTAGGAAACCCAAATAAATCTAACTATGAACCTGCATTAGAAAAAATATACAACACAAAATTAAAGGGTAATGGTAATAATAATAATGATGAGGATAATAACGAATTATTTGATTATAGTATTAGACCTAACAAAACGGATTTACCAATTGTAAATCCTCCATTACAATTACTTAAAGCAAATGCACCATTAAGATTATCCGAAAGACATTTTTTTTAAAAAAAACGAATAATAAAAAATATATATAATTTACAATAATTTACAATAATTTACAATAATTTACATTAATTGAATCATTTAGGATTCGATGTCCACGGTGTATACAAAAGGAACTTCTACACCTTCTTCTGCTTCTTTTCGAAGCTTATAATTATTTGTTATTTCTGCTTCAATAAAGCAACATACGCTATGATATTTCGCAAATGCATTAATACTTTGCATAAAACTTGCAATATTTTTTTCCGTATCCACATTAAACTCAAATGTGAATGGGTTGATATTATAGTAGCAATTGTAATCATATGCTTTGGAAATACGCATATTTTTCCAATTACGTTCTGTGCTTATACACCAATGCCTAATTGGTATTACTACTTCTTCTTCATCTTCAGTATCATAAGTTTGTATTAGAGAGGTTGTTAGTATTCCTTCCCAATCATAATATACGCAATTTGTATCATTTACAAGCATAACAGACATATCATAATATTTTTTAAGATGTTCATTTTTCAACATATCCTCAAAAAGCATAACAATATCATTAGTATATTTATTCCTATTTGTTCCATCATTTATCATTTCAATATAAATGACATCTTCTTTCAAGATGAATAATATATAGAAAGGATCCCTGTTATGATGAAAATGATACGCAGAGAACTTCATATTTGGTGTGGTATGCTTGATAAATTCAGTATTATCGGCATTCTTGCGAGTATATTCCATCTTTGCAAAGCAGTTGTTGAGCAGTTGTTGAGCAGTTGTTGAGCGGATTCTTATTCGAAGAAACGTTGATTGCTTTTGCTATTCGATTGAAATTACTGTGGTATATCCTCCACAGTATACAGAGGTATACCGTGCTTATACTACAAATAATGTTTAATCAATTTTTATTATTCTCTTTATTTTTTAGAACAAATGTATATTAGTATCTTATTATCATTCTAAATATGTTATGACACATTTATTATCTATATCATATATTAAATTTTCTATATATCTGTGATTATTATGAAAGTTCAGTATGTTAATTAAAAACATACTATCTCTGGTGTGTTTACTTGATAAATTAAAAATATTTCCTAACTGCTCAATAAATTCAATATTCATATATATAATCTGCTTTAGAAAATCATAAAAGTCAATTATATAATATAATATTTCTGCCAAGCATCTAAATGGACCCTCTCTTTCCAAAATAAATCCGTTTTTATTTGCATTTTTTTTAACACCTGTATTATTTATACATGCAAAATAAGTATTATTAAACAAAATCAGCCCTTCGTCATCATTTTTGAATGAATCATATATAAAATAATTAAATATTTCAATCTTATTTATACAAAATTCTAATGGTTTTATATAATATGATTTATAATATAACGACGAATTATATAACGATAAATTTAAAAATTGGTCAGTATCATTATATATTTCATAATCTCTATATTTATCTATAATATTATCTCCATAAGACCTCTTCACAAAATCATAATAGTGTAAATTATCTATATATGGGTTTTTTGTTATTTCTTGCAATTTATCAAACCATGTAATATTCTTATATTTACTATCTTTTTTCATATCAATTATGATAGATTTATATAACATTCTGAATACGTGCGCAATAATATCTGCAGGCAATAAATCTAAATACGAAGGCATAATTTATATATAAAAAGATATATATAAAGATATATATAAAGATATATATAAATACATTTATATATATTTGATGAACATCAATTATTCGCCATATTTAGAAGTGATTAAACAACAACTAACTTTAATTCCAGAAGATTGGAATTTTAAAAATGATTTAAATTATACATTAATTTTAGAACATGTTTCTTATGAACTAGGTAATAATTATTTAAATATAATTAAAAAGGAATTCTTAAAATTCTATGAATCAAATTTTGATATTTTAAAAAACATTTGTGATTTAAATGATAAATATGGAAAAACGAATAAATACCAAATGGGAGATTTTATGATTTGTAGTCCTACTAATATGAGATATTTAGCACAAACTTTGTTAATTTTAGAAGATATGAAAAAATATAATTTAAATAATGTTGATATTATTGAAATAGGAGGTGGTTACGGAGGATTATGTTTTTTTATACATAGTATTGCTCCTTTGTATGAGATAAATATTAATAGTTATACAATATTTGATTTATTAGAAGCATCACTTTTGCAAGAAAAATATTTAAATGCTTTGAAGATTGATAATGTTCAATTTTATCAAATAGATAATTTTAAAAATCTTAAAAATAATAGTTTTTTAATAAGTAACTATGCTTTCTCTGAATTATCTAAAGATATACGAATTGAATATACTGAAAAAATTATAAATCCATATACAAAATTCGGGTTTTTATTATGGAATTTTATTCCTGTATATAACTTTGTAGAAAATAGCATAATCGAAGAAAACCGCAAATATACAGAATTGGGGGGCGATTGTTATGTTAGGTATTATCCTCCAAACTCTTAATATTTGTATCTAACTCTGTAACTCTGTAACTCTGTAACCTTATTATTTTATTTTTCTTCAATTTATTCTAACAAAGTATAAATAATCACTCACCTTATTGTTGCAATGTGGATAAAAATTGATATAACAAGGTGAGTAATTGTTAATTCAATACAAATACAAACCTGAAGATGTTAAGTATAGAAGAAGTAAACGCAAAAATAAAAGAGGGCATTTGTCGCGAAACTATTGAAAAACTAGATGATGCAATATTGATGCCTGAATATAAGGAATGTGATTCTGTTAAAAATGAAATTACAAAATTAAGTAATATATTAGGAAAATATCCATCTATAAATGATGATACAAGGCAAAAAATTATAGATGAATATTTACCACAATTAATCCCTGCAGGAACTAAAGGTGTTATAAGGGGTAATAAGTTTAATAGAATAATAAAAGAACATATTGAATCATTAAATTTAGACAAGGACATATTTGAGGTATGCTTTGAAAAAAATTGCTCAATTCATAGAACTTCAGAAATTCCCGACTGGTATATTCTCGACAAGATAAATAACAAGGTTTTAATTGGAATGAATCAACTTGATTTATGGAGTGGGGGAGCTCAAACTAATAGGGGGTCAAAATATATCTTTAATAATGAACATAATAGTAGCAATAGTAAATTATTATGTGTTGTATGTAATGAAATACCGCAATTCAAAAATAATAAAAAGAAAGTATATAAAATATTTGAAAAAGGGTTTGAAAATAATACCCTGTGTTATTTGAATAATCTTAATAATATTATAAATCAATATTTCTCTATATAGCTTGTAGTATTATAATTACATTAGCAATGGGTTAAATCTATGTATTAGTTCTTGTTTTGATATGGATTTAGGGCCAATTGTATTGTCAAAGTCATATGTAATTGCGGACAACAAAGTAATATTATCTGCAACACTTTTATTATTTGTAAATTTTATAAAATAATGAGATTGTATACTTTTATCACAGCATGTATCTATTGTTCCTGCATTAACACCTACGCGGCGGAATGAAATATCTGGGTTTTCTGTTTTTTTAACAAAATGAAAATTTAAAGGTTCTATCTGCTCAATCGTATCTCTATTATATGCGCGCTTTATCCATATTTGAAATATACACGGAACATTATGAGCGTGGCCATTAACAATAAAGGAATTTTCAGGTAAATCAACCTCAAAAATACAATGAAAGTTTAGTGGAAATTTTTTAATTAGACTGTCTTTTTTGAAACTTTTAGGTAATATGAAAGAAATACTGTCAGCAAACTCACCCGATTTTTTAATAAATTTTATTGCAAGCGATGATTGGCGACCAAATGGAGGATTACCAACAATATGTATTTTATTTTCAGTTCCATACAACCCTATCGCGTGTATGTCAAGTGTTAAAAAATCCTGCCTAATTATTTCTTCATTCTCTGGTTCTATATCATAAAATATTTGATTATAGGTTAATGATTTAATACCAGTGATGAATGCGCCATTACCTGCACTAGGTTCTATTATTACATCAAAGTCATTGGGAATAACATATTTTTTAATATTTTCGATACATATATTAACAGCAGCCGAATTTGTATAATATTTATCAATAGTATTTCGTTGTAATCCCTTTATTTGTTTCATATT